AACCTTCAGCACTACAAGCTGTAATGAAAGAGGCTCAAGAACAAGTAGAAGCAACCTCTAAAATAATGTTGGATGCAGCAAAATTGGCTGAGCCAAAATTAATTAGTTTGCAAGAAGAGATGGGCAAGGCCTTATCAGGGGATCTGGGAGCCCTTGGCGGTGTTACTAATTTATTGAGTCCGCAACCAACATTTGATGAAGATGGTGTCGCAAACGGTACGTCTGGAATAAAGCTTCCTAGTCTTGAATCACTCACTGGTGACATTTCTAAATCACTAACAAGCCTCTCGGGATTCGATCCTGGTAGTGCAATCCCTAATATTAAGTTTAAGAAAGAACCAACGTATGATGAAGATGGTGAGGTGAATGGTGAACAGTTGGTTGGAATTAAGTTTGGTATACCTGCGGTCGCTCCAATAGTAGATGCTCTTGAAGATGCGATACCAGATCCAGTTGTATTAAAAGAGGTAGCGGCAACGCTAAAGAATTCTTTCTTATCTGATCCTGGTATACTGGTAGCCAACAAAAGATCAGTGTTGAATATTTTCAAGGCACCAGTAACTACAGAAATAGTATCCGATCCATCTACAGGTGAGAACATTGTTTATGAAACACAAGTAGATGAGGATGGGGAATCAGTAATGGTTCCATCCGGATTTCCATCGCAGGCAGAATTTAATGCTTCTTTCAAACAAGGTAGAGAAGCTGCTATTGGACATACACAGAAAACATTAGGAACACTAACTACGTTTTTGGGAGAGAATACAAATACATTTCAAAACTTAGCTAAGTCTTTAAGTAAAGTAGTAACAACAGCTGCTCTACCAACAAAGGCGCCGGGTATTGCAATAACTAGGGGATTAGATCCAGTGACAGGAGCTGTTGTCGATCAAGCTAATCTACTAAATATAACTACCAATCTAATGATAGGTGCACAAGCCGCTGCGCCAGGAATACATAACGAAATATATAAACCGGGTGGGCTCGATGACAAGACGACAGCATTCTTTAATAAAATGGGTGCTCCGTTGCCACCTGGATCAGAGCCAGCCTCCTTTAATGAGGAAGAAACACAATGAGTAAAGTAGGAACAGTAACTGAAGTTACTACAAAGACTGATTTCTATTCAGATCTTTTTACTGACTTTACTCGTCATGCAAATACAGGTGAGCTTAATAAGAAAACAAATGAGAATGCAGTTAAACAGTCTGTAAGAAATCTATTACTGACTAATAAGTATGAACGTCTTTTCCATCCAGAGATTGGTTCTAATCTCAAAGCTCTTTTGTTTGAGAATATGTCATTACATCTTCCTCAAATATGTAATGATTATATTGCAGAGGTTTTTGATAACCATGAACCTAGAGCTGAATTTTTGTATGCAGATATAAATTTTGATCATGATCGTAACAATGCTAATATTAGTATTCATTTTATGATTATAAATAGTCAGGTACAAACTACATTACCGATAACCATAGAGAGGACTAGATAAAATGGCCGCCAATACTGAATTTTCGGTCGCCAATTTAGAATTTGATTCAATCAAATCAAACCTGCAAACCTTCTTAGAAGGACAAGCTGTTTTTGCGGATTATAATTTTTCTGGTTCTACTTTAAATGTATTCTTAGATGTACTTGCATATAACACTTATTACAATAATGTGTATTTGAATCATGTAGCAACAGAGATGTTTCTAGATAGCGCCCAATTAAGAGATAGTGTTTATTCCATAGCAAAGACATTGAACTATCTACCAAGATCATATAGATCATCCTTGGCTTTTGTTAATATTAATGTTAATCCGTCATCAAATCCACATTCGATTTCAATTCCAAGATTGACTGCTTTTACATCTACAGTTGGTGATAATACGTATACGTTCTCAACTAATACTGATATTACAGTATATGCTAACAACAGTTATCAAATATCTAATGTTGCTATCTATGAAGGAGAAATTATTCAAGAGGCGGCACTGGTTAGTAACACATCACCAAATACACAACAATTTTATATTAACAACTTCGATGTAGATCTTACCAGTCTAACCGTTAAAGTAAGAACGTCTAACACAGATAGTACTAATAGCGAGTATACTCGTGCCAATACTTTGTTTGGTCTTACTGGTACAAGTAATGTATATTTTGTAGAGCCATCTACTAATGGTAGTTACAAAGTAGTGTTTGGTAATGGAACATTTGGTAGACAATTGGCTAATAATAATTTGATGGAATTAACATATCGTATTTCTTCTGGTACAGATCCAAATGGTGCTAATAGTTTCAGTGCTACGGCTATTGCTGGTCATGATGCTGTAATAACATTAGAAACTAGAGCAACTAACGGTGCAGTGAATCAAAACTTAGATGATATTAAATTTGCAGCACCAAGAGCACTGGCTGTTCAAGAAAGAGCAGTAACTAAACAAGATTATATAACATTAACACAAAATGAGTTTAATGATGTAACTTCAATGCACGTATATGATGGTTCAGAAGAACCTGTTCCTCAGTTTGGTGTTGTTAAATTAGCAGTAAGAAGTTCTTCGTATGATGTTCTTCCCACTGCGTTAAAAGCTCAAATCATTAATTTCTTAAAGCCTAAGATGCCAATTGGAATTAGAGGAGAAGTTATAGATTCTGATTTTATTAATGTGGTAATCGACACAACAGTTAAGTTTGATAAGAATGATACTCAAAAGACAATAGGTCAAATACAAACTTTAGTAGCTACTACAATAGATACTTTTAATACAGATAACCTTGATAAATTTGATACAGCACTTCGTAAAAGTAAATTAATTGAAAAGGTTAATGAGACTGACGGATCTATTGTTAGTAATGAAGTTCGTGTTAGAATGACTAAGGATATTGAACCCCAAGGTGCTGTTCCTTATACTAAAACTCTAGAATTTAATAATGCATTGAAAGCAGATAATCCAGTAGATCAATTAACTCAAGATGCTTATATCTCGTTATCTACTCCAGCCATTACATCAGAATCATTTGTATTTAATAATATTAATGGTGCCTTTTTAAGAGACGATGGTGGTGGAGCAATGCAAGTAGTAACTGCTAGTGATGATGATCTTGTTGTTTTAAGTAGCAACGTTGGGACAGTGAATTATACAACAGGATCAATATCAATTCAAGAACTGACTATTAATTCATATTCTACTGGAGCTACATCTGGTTCTTTAAAGATTTACGCTACACCTAAGGATGATGATGTTGGTGGTGCAAGAAACGATGTTGTTAGAATAAGAACAGCTGACACAACTGTTACTGTTACTGAATTGAGATTGTAATATGCCCGTTCTCAGTGATATTGAAGACTATATCTCACCGCTCATAGAGCAACAGTTTCCTGAGATATTTCGTGATGATGGGCCTCTTCTTGTTGCGTTTACAAAAGCATACTACGAATATCTAGAACAATCAACTAAGTCTTTAGGTTATTCTCGAGATTTAATTCAATATACAGATCCTGATCAACTCGTTGGGGACTTCATAACTCATTTCAAAAAGACGTATTTATTCAGTATACCAGACGAGAGTTCTGTTGATCTACCTTTCTTAATTAAGCACGTATTAGACCTATACAGATCAAAAGGGTCTAAGCGCGCAGTAGAGCTGTTCTTCAAACTCGTTTATGGTAAAAACTCGGATATTTGGATTCCAAACGAACACTTATTCAAATTATCTGATGCTGAGTTTGTAACTCCAAGATATATTGAATTATATACTTCCGATGGAACAGCACTAGCAGCATTTCTAGGTAACGATATTACTGGTGAAACATCTGGTGCTACAGCTTATGTTACATCTATTGTTGAGACTAATGTTCAAGGTACGCTACTACAAATATTGTTTCTTGAAAATTTGAATGGAAATTTCATCGGCGATGAGCTAATAAGAGATTCAAGCAATACATATAGAGTGAGATTAAACGGATCTTTGTCTGATGTTACATTTACTGATGCCGGTAATAACTATAGTGTTGGACAAGAACTAGTTGTTAAATCGACAGCTAACACGTCTACTCAAGGAGTTGTACGGGTTAAAACTATTAAATCAGGATCAGGTATTCCTAATGTTACAATTCAGGTTGGAGGATCTGGTTATAGTAGCAACTCTGCCTTATCCAATTTACAAATAAGTAACACCACACTACAGGTTAACAATATTAGTAATACATATGTTAATGCAATATATGATGATGCTAATACGTCTCACCCGCTAGAAACTCGGCCGGCTAATACGTTTCAAATATATGAGCAAGTTTATTCACCAAGAGCTACTATTGGATTTACATCCACCTCAAATACATTTGTTGATACAGTTAATGTAACCTCATATGTAGTAGGTATAAATTCAACAGGGGGAGTTGTTGCTAACGGTAGAGTTTCTTCAATAGCAACAACTAATTCTACAACTTATACCAATGGTTCTATGATAGTATACGAAAATACTGGAACATTTAGTTCTTCTGTTGTTAAATTACGATTTGCAGAAGACAATACTGTAAATGCTAGCTTTAGTACATTTACAAACAGCTATGCAACTGGCACGTTCATAGGGCGCCGAGCAAATTCAATAGGTATTATAGCTAATAATATAGTGTGGCCTGCAGAACCTCAAGGGTTCGTTAAAGGTGCTGTATCAAATACTTACGCTGCTGTTGTCAGTAATAGATCAGGAAACGGAACAAGTGTATCAATAAATTCTGTTGGTAATACAGTTAGTACTAATGTATATACAGACTTTATTGGTGATACTGGATCAGGTGGTGTTGTATTTGCAGATACAGTCATTGACGGTTCTAATAGTAATGTTGCTACACTTGGATATGGATTTTCTAAGTCGGTTCTTGGTAATATCGATGATGTCTTAGACAAATTTCTTACGTATGAAACATCAGAGCTACTAGGAGAGATTTCAACTATAACAATAACTAGTTCAGGTAGTGAATATACTGGTGATCCAATTATTTTAGGTCAAAATAAATATGTGGAATCGTTTCATCAAAACGATATAGAAATTCTTTATTCCAATAGAGCTGGTACTACTCCTGAAGCAGGAGATATGCTTAGACAATATAGATTAGATCCAACACAAACACTAACATTCAACACAACTACTGCAAACAGTTATACTGTTGGGGAAGGAGTAGTTCAAGTTGTTAACTCAACAGTTAATAATTTTGCGCAGGTACGTAGTGTTCCTAATACCTCAACGTTGGTGCTAGGTGGTATCGTTCAGAAGACGTCCGGAAGTGCTGTGTATGCAACTGGTTATGGTGCTACATTTACAGCTAATACTATGACAGGATTCTTATCTGGGCATACTGTTAATACTGTAACAGTTCAATCAAATACAACCGAAAATGTTACAGCCACAGGTAAAATATTATCGAGTAATACATCAAATAACAGTTTAAGTATAAGAATGCATTCTATTGAACATGATTTCTTTGTTAGTAGTACAACTTCAGAGCGACTACAATCTAATAATAACACCAAATCATTTCAAATTAATAATATTGGTGGACCACCAAATAATTATAACAGATTTGTAAAAGCAGGTATCAATAGTAATACATTTGCCAATGTTATAGTTGGTGAAGGGTTAATTGATACTGTTTCAATTATAGATTCTGGATTGAGATTCAAAGAAGGTGAAGAATTAACATTTAAAATTGGTGATTCTACTCAAACAATTAATGGTACAGCTAATGTTGGTGGAACAGGTATTGCAATAGGATATCATAAAACGAATAGTGGTATTCTAGGCGAAAAGTATTTTATACCAGATAACGATTTTTATCAGCAGTTCTCGTATCAAGTACTATCAGAATTTGAGCTAAATAAATACAAGACGGCCTTAAAGGATGTTGTACACACCGCTGGATATAAACTCTTTGGTAAGGCTCAAATCGAAACCTATAATAGTAAAGCGATAAGTATGGCTAACACTAGTGTAACTCAGGCATAGAGATGACAGAGAGAATATATAAAGAATTTAATGTACACGGCGCCAGACAGCTAGTTGAATCTGTTACTGAGGCTGCTAATGATATGTACTATGTGTTTACTAGCAAACACACTGCATTTTCTGAAGCAAGTACTCCTACACCAAATCAATCAATTGCTAACTCACTTTTTCAAACTTATGATGAGATGGTATTTGGGAAATTAGTTACTAGTAGTGATATTGCACATGGGATTAATAACGTATCATGGGCAAATGGAACTACATATTATCCTTATGACGATCAAGATGTTGACTTAAACACAAAAAATTATTATGTGTCGACACTAGAAGGTTCTGATTATCACGTTTGGAAATGCATTAATAATAATGGAAACTCAGTTTCAAACTCGCAACCACTGTATTCAGATGTCTCTAGTACTCTCAGTTCGTTGTATATTAAGAGTGCTACAGATGGATATCAGTGGAGATTCATGTATACAATCCCAGCAGCCACATATAGCAACTTCACATCTAATAACTATATTCCAGTAGTAGCTCATTCTAATGCAGTGGCTAATGCGATTAATGGCGCAGTAGATCAATATTTTGTCTCTAATAGTGGTAATAATTATAATGAGTTTGCAAATGGGGCTGTTGTAACTGCAACTAATACTACACAGTTCATAATAACGTCAACAGCTTTTACATTATCTGCTAATAACGATTACTACAACAACTGTTCGATATACTTTACGGCTGGTGTAGCTAACGGAGAAATTTCTAAGATATCTGATTTTGTTTCTAACTCAACAGGTAAACACGTTGTTGTAGCTACAGCTCTTTCAGCAAGTCCAGACAGTTCTTCAAGATATGAGATCACACCTACGGTAACAATTAGTGGTGATGGTTCTAATGCTGTTGCTAGAGCTATGATTAGTACCTCTACTAATACAGTAGCAAACATACAGATACTACAAAGAGGGTCCGGTTATACCTACGCAAACGTAAGTATAGAAGCAAATAATATGGCTTCTGCTAATCTTGCAGCTGCGCGAGCTGTAATAGGGCCGTTTGGTGGTCATAGTAAAGATCCTAAAAGTGAATTAGATGCTCGGTATGTTATTATAAGTACTGACTTTGCAAATAGCGAATCTACTAATATTCAAACAGACAACGATTTCAGAACCGTTGGATTAATTAAAAATCCTTATTATGCTAATGCAGCAGTCACTATTGATTCTCCTTCAGCTGCATTTACGGTCGGAGAAACTGTAACCCACAGCACTACTAGTGCAAAAGGATATGTACAAGCAGCAAACACAACCAAGGTCCAATTGTCAAACGCTTATGGATTTTTCAGTACTAGTGCAAACATAACAGGTGGATCATCTGGAGCTAGTGCTTTAATAACTGCATATTTGGTTAATGGCAAGGACACAGCTAGATCGAATTCTCATTATTTTCAACAAACACATAAGTTTGAACATAATCTTGTAAGTGGAACAGTTCTTACAGAAGATGAAGCTGTAACGCAAACAACATCCAATGCGAACGGTACTGTATATCAAAGTAATAGTACACATACCTCCTTGTCAACGGGTAGAGGAGCGTTCTCTGCTTCTAACACCTATATAGTAACAGGGGGTACTTCATCTCAAACCGTAAGGTTTAAAAACAGTATTCCACCAGATCTAGTTAGAGGATCAGGGGAAGTTTTGTTTCTTAAAAATATTGAAGCTGTGTCAAGATCAAATACTTTGACAGAAACAGTTAAACTAGTGCTAAAATTTTAGAGGAAAGAAATGTCAAATTCTCTTGATACCAATTTAAATACAAGTCCTTATTATGATGACTTTGCTGCTAATAGTCAACACCATAGGGTGTTGTTTAAGCCTTCTGTTCCAGTGCAGGCAAGAGAGTTAACACAGCTTCAATCTATTCTTCAAAGTCAAATCGAAAAGTTTGGTGATAATATTATCACAGCGGGCAGTATTATTAGTGGTTGTACATTTACAACTAGAGATGTCGACTTCATAAAACTAAATGATCGAGACACTGCTGGCGCTACTTATATTGTTGGTAATTATTCAAACGGGTATGTTGTTCAGGCATCCTCTAATCTTAGTATGCAAACTGAAGATACAAAAAGTGGGTTTGAAATAACAAATCCGGAGTTGAATACCTTATATGGTACGTACATTAATACTGGTGATGTTGCTGGAGTAGATAAAGAAGTTTTCACCGCTGGTGATACAGTTGTATTTTATCCAGCAAATGGCCAAATCTCAAACACATTTACCATTAATGACGGTGGTAGCGCTTATACTAATGGTGATACATTGGCGTTTGCAGCCGAACGCGGTACCAATGCTACAGCTAATGTATCAACAAACAGTACTGGTGGTATTACAACAGTTACGTTGATTACAGCAGGTAAAGATTATAAGTGGGATAATATTCCAACAATTACTGTCACGACAGCAGACGGTACTAGTGCAAACATCTCTGCAACAGTTAATTCTACAGCTTCATTCACAGTTGCTAATACAACATTCAACAAATCTGGTAATACAGAATTTGATACGGTCGGTAAAACTTCACGCGTTATTGTTAGTGATGGAGTAATATATCAAAAAGGTCATTTTGTAGATGTATTCAAACAAGGTGTTAATGTTAAAGATTATGACGATGAACCAGACAATTATTCTGTAGGGTTTACGACGACAGAATCTATTATTAATAGTTCTTCCAATAGTTCTCTTTTAGATAATGCTGCTGGGTTTAATAACGAAAATGCACCAGGTGCTGATCGATTAAAACTTATACCAACACTGATTAGCAATACAAATGTCAATGCTAAAGCAAGTAATAACTTTTTAACATTAATGAAGTTTGAAAACGGTGTGCCTATTGTTATTAAAGAGGATACACAATATTCTCAAATCGGCGAAGAGATGGCTAAGCGGACATATGAAGAAAGTGGCGACTATGTTGTTAAACCTTTCTCATTCTCTACTGAAGATCTAGCTAGTAATAGCACTTATGATAATGTTGTTTTGGGGGCTGGCAAAGCATATATTAAAGGGTTTAGGAATGAATTGGTTTCATCTGGCCGAGTAAGAATTAGAAAGGGTAATGACACTGCTAATGTAGAAAATGCGACAGTAAGTCAAAGCTATGGCAATTATATTATAGTCGATGAATTACTTGGTAGTTTTGATTTCAATACTGGTGTAACAGTTAAATTACTCGACACTGCTGGTAACAGAATCTCCACGTGCCCAGCTGGATCGGCCGAGACAGTTCCAACAACAAATACAGCTACAGCTGTAACAGCAAGTGCGCCTACTCTTGCTGCTACTATTATTGGTACAGCAAAAGTAAGATCAGTTACTTATGAGGACAATACACCTGGCACATCTACAGGTCAATATAGATTATATCTATTTGATGTACAAATGAATCAAGGTAGAGCTTTTTCTTCTTCTAGAGCAGTATCTTATTTCACCGGATCAAATGCTGGTGTTGGATTTGCTGATGTTGTACTCACAGATGGTTCTGCGGTCCTCAAAGATACAAATCTTAGGAAATTTATACAGCCTCTTGGTATTAAAGGTATTAAGACATTTAATCACAAAGCTGCTGATGTTGGGACATATACGTACAGAACAATTAGCACTGGTACAGTAGCTACAAACGGCACTATTGTTATTACACTTACCGGTAATCAGATATTTGACTATACAGCAAGTGGTTATCTAAGTTCAGATGAAGAGAATGAATTCATTATTGTTGCTAACAATGCTTCAGCACAAACAGCAGTGCTAACTGGTTCAGTAGCTACAAGTGGTAATGTTGTTACAGGGACTAGTACCACATTTACAAGTGATTTTCAAGTTGGTGATACTATTAGAGTTACAGACGCTCAAGATGAGTTGATCACAGGTATTACAAACTCAATTCATTTAACAACATTAACAGCTTTTAGTAGCTCTGTTACTGGTAAAGCTTATAGACGGATGTATGTTGCTGATAAACCAATTCACTTACAAAACAATACAGCAGCAAATATACAAATTAGTTCTGATCAATCATCTGCTACTATTAACATGTCGAGAGGTAAAACACTAGAGTCTACTCTAAAGGTACTTGTTAAACACAATGTTCAGAAGCGTGAGTCTGCACAGCGAAATAAGCTTCTATCTGCAAATACATATGTTAAGATAACTGGTAATAGCAATGCTGGTGGTACTACCGGACCTTGGAGTTTAGGCATCCCTGATGTATATGATATACAAAAAGTATATGTCAAGTATGGTAACTTTACTAGTATTGAAGCTGCAGCATACGAACAGACAAGTCAATTTGAATTAATTAGAAACCAACAAGATGGTTTTTATGGTTTGTCGAAATTAAAAATTAAGCCTGGTGCTTCTAATACTACTATCAACAGCACGGCTAGGATTCTTGTTAGTTGCCGGCACCTTATTAATAGTGGTAGTGGATTGGGATATTATAGTGTAGACAGTTATCCAGTTGACGATGATACTGATACGCTTCCACTTGATAAAATTAGAACACAACAAATTCCAGTCTATGCATCACCATTTGATGGTTCAACAATTGATCTCCGAGATGCTATTGATTTCAGACCACAGTGTGCAAACACAGCCAATACAACAAACGCAACAACTGCGGCGGCATCAACAACGGATCCTGCCAACACTGTTTCGTTTAGCAGCGAACAATATTTTGCTGCTCCTGGTTCAAAAATGACTTTGGATTATCAGCATTATCTACCAAGAATAGATAAATTATCAATGTCTCCTCAAGGAGCAATGAGTATAATTGAAGGTGCGTCTAATCAAAAACCAGTACCACCTCAGGATTCTGGTGACGGAATGACTCTAGCTATTGTTCAAATACCGGTACATCCTTCGCTACCTTCTAGGGATGCAAGAGATGCTGGTAGAATGGATTATTCATATAAAATTGTTAATAAACAACAGCCTAATTTTACAATGGCTGAAATTGGTAATATTAAAGATGAAGTAAGACGAATCCAATATTATACTTCACTTAATTTATTGGAACAACAGTCGCTGAATTTGGTTATACCTACAGCAGCCAATTCATCGTTAGACAGATTCAAAAACGGAATCCTTGTCGACAATTTTCAGGATAAAACTATTGGGTCGATATTGGATGCTGAATTTAAAGCGGGTTATAATAAAGCAACAAAAACAGTGGCTCCTAAAACTAAATCGAATGTTGTTGATATTACACCTAATAGCTATGCTAACACCGTTAAGACTGGTGACTTAATTACACTAACATATGATCATATTGCTCATCTCCAGCAAAGATCTGCTACTAAATCTAGAAATGCAGCAGAAGCGTTTTGGCAATTCAGAGGGACGGTTAATCTATATCCAAATTATGACAACTTTATGGATGTAAGACATCCACCGGAAAACGATTTCCATGTTGAATTAGATTTAACGTTAGGCACATCAAGCTTATTGAATAGTATTAGAGATATTGAAGCTATTCAAGCTCCACGAACTGATGTAATTGGTGACACCTCAGCTACCTCTCATGCCGGCACGACCACATCAACATCGGTTACAGGGACTAGGACTGTTCCGACATCTGGTGGTACTAACTCTGTTCAGACAACACAAACTGAAGTTGTTGAGAGCTTTAATACTATTAGAACTATAACCAGGCAAAATAGTCAGAACCAATTTAATACACAAGAAGTTAAAAATACTCAGTCGGTCGGTGAGTTTGTAAGAGATATTTCATTCAATCCTTATATTAGAGAGCAATTTATTTACTTCCATGTAGTTGGTCTAAAGCAAAACACACGACACTATGCTTATTTTGATGCTAAAGATGTTAATGCCAACACACAGCCTGCAACAGTTGCAACTACAGACACTATAGCTCAAGACAATTTTAGAGTAACAGGAGCTAAAGGTGCTAACCTTGTTTCATCTAATACTGGTGAATTGTTCGGTGTGTTCCACCTACCAGCTAAAACATATGCTGTAGGTGAAAGACAGCTTCTCTTATCTGAAAAAAGCACAATTGCATCAACACAGGATAATGCTATATCTACTGGTGGTGCAGATTTCAATGCTTATAATTTTGGTATTGATAAATCAAGCATTCAATTAACAACTAAACAAATAGCAGTATCAAGGCAAAGAATTGTAACAGGAACGATGGTTGAGTCTACTTCAACAAGAAGTCAAAGACCAACTATTACTGTTCAAAATACGGTTGTAGGATTCACTCCAACTCCGCTGCCCATCCCGCCGCAGCCAGATTGGGACGATTGCACCCGCACGGGCGCGGGGTTTAATTGTGGAGGCCAGGATGAGGGCGATGGCGGCGATCCGTTAGCTCAAACATTTATTATTAAAGATAAAGACAATGCTCCTGGAATGTTTATTACAAAAATGGATTTGTATTTTGAAACAAAAGATGCGAATCTAGGTATAGTAGTTCAACTCAGAACAGTAGAAAATGGATTTCCAGCAGCCAAAATACTACCTTATGGATCAGTTCATTTGAACTCATCAGACGTAACTACCAGTACGGACGGAACTGCTGTAACAACAGTCACTTTTCCATCGCCCGTATTTGTAGGTGCTGGTATGGAATATTGTTTTGTTCTTATGCCGGATGCTAATAATCCAAATTATAACGTATGGGTTAAAAAGACAGGTGAAGCAGATTTAACAACTGGTACTATTCTTAATAAGGATGAATTCGATGGTCTTCTGTTCTTATCATCTAATAACAGAGCATGGAAGTCTTTTCAAGATGAAGATATTAAATTTACTATATATCGTGCTAATTTTAATGCAAGACAAGGTACAGTAGATTATCAAAACAATGATCATGAATTCCTTACATTAGGAACCATTAATGGCACGTTTAGTCAGGGTGAGCGTGTATTCATATATGACAACAGCTCTAACATTACTGGTAATGTTTCGTTTAGTTCAACAAGTGAAACAGTAACAGGTACAGGAAGTACATTTAGTACAGACTTAGCAGTTGGTAATTTCATTGCATTAACAAATGGAACATCACATTCTGTTAGAAAAGTAACAGCAATTGCTAACAACACTAGTCTAACAGTTCAAGGATTTCCAGATTATACGTCTGCCGGAGTAGCTGATATTCAGTTAACACCATCTGGTGAAGTATATTATTATGAATCAACGGATGTTCTTAAAGAAATGCATTTGCAAAAATCAACTGCTACTAACAGTACGTTTAAATTTGCTAACAGCGTATCTATTATTGGATCAGATAGTGAAGCCAATGCTGCTGTGACAACAGTTGATAACATTAATGTTACAGATTTTGAAAACTTGATGTATCAGATCTCGCCAGTAGGATCACAGCTAAAGCAGTTTGCGCAAGCTAACACGTCGGCTGGACAAACCTCTAATACATCTTTCCCATTGAACAACCGTAATAAACTAACCGAGGTAGCTCAGATCAAGAGCTTGTCAAACGAGATTGTAGGTGCTACTGGCAAGTCGTGGAAACATACATTCGAATTTAATACTCTCCATTCATTGATCAGTCCAGTTATTGATGATTCTATTAGCAATATTCTAAGATACGAAAATATTATTAACAACAGTAACACAGATGAGTATCTACCACAACAAGGTAACTCAACTGCTAAGTATGTTTCTAGAGTAGTGACTTTAGATGACGGACTAGATGCCGAAGATTTAAAGGTGTATGTAACAGCTACACAGCCAGCTACATCACAGGTTGAAGTATATGCTAAACTTGCTCATGAGCTAGAAAGTGATGCGTTTATTGATAGACATTGGACGAGACTAAGTAAGGTTGGTACCGATGTTCAAACTAATGCTGAACTAGAAGATGATTTCTTTGAGTTTGAATACACGCTACCTAATACACCACCCACAACAGCACTGGTTGGTAAGGGCTTAGCGGATGTTGCAAACAGCTTAATTGCTACAACAGATACTCAAGCATCTGCACTTGCAGCTGGAGATCTAGTAAAAATTGTTAACACTTCTGCATCTACTGATTATCAAATTGAAACTGTCACAGCTGTTAATAGTACAATAATTACAGTTGGTAATGATATTAGTTTTGATAATACACAAGCAGATATGTTCAAGATTGATACACCACAAACTGCATTTAAAGATCCTCAAAATAGTACGATTGCGACGTATTATAACTCTGGACAAAATAAATTTGATACGTATAAAGCATTCCAAATTAAAATTGTCATGTTGAGTGATAATGCAGCTCGAGTACCAAAACTACAAGACTTTAGAGCTTTGGCATTGAGTATTTAAAGATGACCGACAAAGAAACAATAAGATATGTAACAGATGATCCTAAGTTTGCTCGCGATGCCAGCAACATGGCACTTATAAATACTGATAAGAATGCTTATTCTGTGTTTAAAGCTAGGCGTTCAGATACTGATAAAGCTAAACGGCTTCATGATGAAGTCGAACAATTGAAATCAGATATAGGTGAAATCAAAAATATGTTACAAAATTTAGTTAGAGGATAACATGGCTAAAACATCATATCTTGGTGCAAATATTGCGGTAGCAACAGATACGTTTAGAGAATTGGTCAACAGAACTAATCAGTTGGTATATGATCAAGGAACGATCGTTATAACTGTTGGTGCTGTATCTACACCCAACTCAACAAACCACACTATTACTTCTGGTAATGGATATGTTAATGGCACATTCTCTGCTAATACCTTAGCCGTTACACAAAATTTAAGAGGCGGTACTGTTACTACCGCTGCAGTAATGACGATTGGTTCAAATACAGTACCATCAACAAACGTCACTCATGAGGTTGGTAATACAACCATGATGTTTGGAAATGGTTATTTTAAGAATGTAATCAGCGCTGGTGATGTAGAAGCAAACTATTCTTCTGATAAAAAATTGAAGACCGATCTCCAACAGATGGATAATGCACTTGAAGTTGTGAGAAAGATAAATGGTTATATGTTCAAGTGGAAGACTGATGATGAAAAAAACGGTAAGCAAGATTTAGGTGTTATAGCGCAAGAAGTTCAAAAAGAGTTGCCGTTCCTTGTTACAACAAATGGTAATGGTAATTTAGCTGTAAAGTATCAATCGTTAATTCCCTTGTTAATTGAAGCGATAAAGGAACTCAGTGTCAAAGTCGAAGAACTGGAGAATAAGTAATGCCATTAAAAGTTGCTGGCGTAACGATTGTTAACTCTGTTGCAAATATACAAATATCTACATTACCTGATACTGGTATTACCACGGGAAATTTTGGTAATACAACATTTGCATTAACAGCTAACGTCACAGATAGAGGTTTAGTTAATGCGGTCAGTACGGCCGCAATTATAAAGACTTCCCGAAATTTCGAAGCCACATCTAATAATGATGCCTCGTATGTTGTCTACGTAAGCACCTCTGGGCCATCCGGTGGGGCGAATGGAGATATCTGGTACCAGACGTATAGCTAGGAATAGAGTCTGATGTCGACTTCGTACGCACCAAGGCTCTATGCGAAAGAGTATGCTGGAGGGGATAGAACCTTCGAGGTCTCGTATACGGGACAGCGAACGATTACTCCTTTCATTGTGTATACCAATGCGTATCATGGATACTTTAATGGATTCCAAGGGGTCTATACTAAATCGAGAACATCAACTTTAGTATGGCAAACAAACTATGCCGGTAATTATTCCACAACATATGAGGGTTATGTCAACTACGAAAGTATTGACACCACAACATATTCAAAAGCATATACGTCTATTCAAAATTATGCTGGTCAAACAGGATATATAAAGAATTACGATTCGGCTACCAATCAACCTACCAGCATTTGGGCTGATGCAAATAAATTTACAAACTATACTGGTTCTTATAGTGCTCTTGCTAACTATGCTCGTATTGTATCATACACCGGGACCGGTGGTTATGATGGACTTAGTTACACCAGTTCATATACCAATTATGCAAACTATATTCCAACTTATAGTGGTTTTGTAGGATTCGCTAGCTACACAAAAGATTATGTTGGAGATATTAATTATGATAAGAATTATAGCAAAACGTATGTTGGCACTACGATATATCAGGCTGAATGGCAAAGAACATATACAAAACAGTATGCTGGTGTAAGCACATACACTGGAGACTATACAAAAGCATATGCTGGTATAATTGGCTATGCTGCTGGACCATGGGTTGGTGCTACTAGCTTTGTACCATTTACTAAAAATTATGGTGGAGCTATTGCATACCTCAATGCAGCTGGTGTAGGGTTTACTGGATTTATTAATTATACTAAAACATATCAAGCCCAACGATTTTGGACTGCAGCCATAAACTATACTAAAATCTGGCAGGGTAATTATGTAGGAACAATGAATTACTCGAAAGAGTATGTCGGTAGAGCTTCCTACGAAGGTGTCGAAAATTTTCATAAAACATACTCGAAGACTTATGCTAAGTCAGGAACATTCTCAAGGGTTTGGCAAGGTGACCTACAATATGAAGGTCAGGTAAGTTATAGTGGTACAGCATATGTTGCAACCTATGTAGGACCTATGAGTTTTAGTGGTACTACCAATTATGAGGGCGGCACTACTTATACAGGAACATATAGTGGATTAGCAGACGATTCGTATAGAGCAGCTGCATACGCAGGTAACTTTACTAAAATATGGGTTGGCGACTATACAAAAACATATTCGAAAGATTATGTTACAACGTATGACAAGAATTGGCTTAAAGATTACGTAAAAACATATTCAAAAGATTATGTTACAACGTATGACAAGAATTGGATAAAGGGTTATGATAAGAACTGGGTTAAGTCATATGAAAAAGATTATGGTAAGACTTGGTCAAAGGTCTACACTAAGAATTATGATACCGAGTATGAAAAAGATTACGTAAAAACATATTCGAAAGATTATGTAGCAACTTATACTAAAAATTGGATAAAGGGTTATGATAAGAACTGGGTTAAGTCATATGAAAAAGATTATGGTAAGACTTGGTCAATAGACTACACTAAGAATTATGATACGGTATATGAAAAAGATTACGTAAAGACTTATGTGAAAACATACACCGGCTCATACACTGGTAGTTATCTAGGTGTCTACACGAAGACATACACAAAAGCATATATTGGCGTATACAGTAAAGACTATGCGCAGACATATCTTAAAACATATACAAAAGCATATGCTAAAGTATGGGTTGGTACTTATGATAAAGACTATGTAGCAACTTATACTAAAGTTTGGCAGAAAGACTATGTAACAGATTATACAAAAACATATGATAAAAATTATGTTAAAACCTACACAACACTTTATACCAAAAACTGGGTTAAAACCTACACAACACTTTATACGAAAAATTGGGTTAAGTCCTATGCTAAAGTGTGGGTTGGTGCTTATGATAAAGATTACGTAACAACATATACAAAAATCTGGAATAAAGATTACGTAACAACGTATTCAAAAGACTGGAGTAAAGATTATGTTAAAGTTTATCATAATCCATACGAGAACTTTGACACAACAGTATTGTTGTTGAACGCCGAGGCACCTGCTGCTACAGATGGCTCAACTGAAATTCAAGATCTCTCTGATCAATGTAACCACGTAACAACTTGCCATGGCGGCGCCGCTATAAGTACAGACCAATATAAATTTGGTGCTGCTTCATTAGAAATTCCTGGAGCCTCCGATGGCATGGCGGTTAGCATCACCGGCGATGATATCAATTTTGGAACAGGGGATTTCACAATTGAATTTTGGATGAGGAGTTTAGAGCATGATCATGGTGCAACTCTTTTAACCGCATATGATTCTGGTACCACCGCCAGCGGGCTCGTGAAGTGGACGATTACCGGAGACGGTACAGCTCCGCAGACTGCGATAAACGTTTTGTATGGACAGGTCGGAGTGGTCGGCCCTGTCATAACTGCAGATGATACTAATCCTTGGTGGCAAGATGGAGTAACTCCTGCCTGGTTCCACGTTGCAATTGTTCGCGCAAGCAACGTAACAAAGGTATATGTTAATGGTACAGCAGACTCTGCAACACATACGGGTAGCACATACTTAGATAACGCCGATTATTTAATGATTGGTAACAGTTGGGATGGGTCGGCCATCCAGGCCCGAGGTTTTATTGGCCACATCGACGACCTTAGAATTGATAAGGGCAATGCTAAGTATACGGCTAACTTTACAGTTACTGATAATGAGACGGCCAACGAGCAAATCAATACTGACGATTGGACGAATTTTTCAAAAGCTTGGCAGAAAGATTATACAAAAACATATGATAAAAATTGGGTCAAGTCATATGAAGGTGGTTTTGGTGCCAACTATGACAAAGTATATACCAAAAGATATTCAAAGAATTGGACTGGTGTATATACCAAGGTTTGGACTGGACTAATATACTATGGCGGTTATGGATCTGGTAGTCGTGGATATACTAAAACATATACGGGAGTGTTTACTGGTCACTATGATAAGAACTGGACTAAAATTTGGGCCAAAGTGTGGACAGGAGTATACAACAAAGACTATGTAGCAACTTATACTAAAACTTGGGTTAAAGATTATAATAAAGTGTACAACAAAGTTTGGGTTGGAGCTTGGACAAAGAACTGGGTTAAGACATATACAACTCTTTATACAAAGAATTGGGTTAAGGATTATGACGCTGTTTATACAAAGAACTGGGTTAAGACATATGAAGGTAGTTTTGATGCCACTTATAACAAAGACTATGTAACAACATATTCTAAAGACTGGAATAAAGACTATGTAACAACATATTCTAAAGACTGGAATAAAGATTATGTTAAAACTTATACGAAGATCTGGACTAAGAACTGGGTAAAAGATTATACAAAAACATATGATAAAAATTGGGTTAAGACATATGAAGGTAGTTTTGATGCATCATATGAGAAAGACTACGTCAAAAATTATGACATAACATATACTAAAGCATACGAAGGTTCGTTTGACGGCAATTGGAATAAGGACTATGAGGGCAGCTTCGATCAAGCCTGGATAGGAACATTCGATCAAAGCTATAATAAAACATATACAAAGAATTATGATAAGACTTGGGCAAAGGACTACACCAAGGATTATGATACTATTTATACAAAATCATATGAAAAAGATTATGTTGCTACATATGAAAAAGATTATGTTACTACATATGACAAGAATTGGGTTAAAGATTACGATAAAACTTATACAAAAGCTTATACAAAGAGATGGGAAAAGGACTACGGCCAGAATTATGATACTATTTATACAAAATCATATGAAAAAGATTATGTTGCTACATATGAAAAAGATTATGTAGCAACTTATACTAAGAATTGGGTAAAAGATTACAATAAGAACTATGTAAAAGATTATGTAGCAACTTATACCAAAACTTGGGTAAAGGATTACAATAAGTTATATCAAGGCGCATACACTAAAATATATGGTGGTATCTTTGCTACGTTCTTGAAATACTACATGGGTGCGCAGAATTTCGAAGGCGTTAAGAATTACGCAAAAAACTACGTGGGCCCAACATACTATGTTAAGGAATGGGGTACTGTGTATTCCGGTACATATACTGGTGGCTACACTCATAGCTATCTGAAGAATTATGACAAAATTTACGAAGCAGCATATACAAAAATATATACGAAGATATGGTCTAAGAATTATGTCAAAACTTATACCAAAGGATACAGCAAAGATTATAGCACAGACTATAATAAAACTTATACGAAGACTTATACTAAAAATTGGGTAAAGGGATACACAAAGGATTATACTGGGGTTTATACAAAAATCTATGTTGGATCAATTTATTATGGTGGTTATTCAGATGGCAGTAATGCTACAAACTATACCAAGACGTGGACTGGTACGTTTACAACGACTTATAATAAAGACTATGTAAAGACATACGATAAAGATTATGTTAAAACTTATACGAAGATCTGGACTAAGATATGGTCTAAAGATTACAACAAAGATTATGTAAAAGATTATAGCACAGACTATTCAAAAGACTGGACTCATAACTGGGAAAAGACATATACTAAAGATTATGTAAAGACATACGAAGCAAATTACACCGGTCACTTTTCACCAGCTGCGCCATATCTAAAAGGATATACCGGTAGTACTAATTGGTCTGGTGCAGTCAACTATACTAAAACATATGAAGGTCCATACTTAGGGAGCTATGCTCCTACGTATACTGGTGATAGTGATTTCACTCAGAGATACACTGGCGCCCTTACGTCTGTTATGCCTTATGTGGGTACAACAAGCTACATTGGTCCTTCTTCTGGCCAACTTGAATCAAGCATTACAACTCAACCTAAGTTGGCTGTTATGCAAGACAACGATTGGAAATCTATTCGCAGTCTGTTTGTTAAGCAAGCTGATCAATGGAAGAGAGTTAAGTATGTTAATCTTAAACAAGCTGATACATGGAAGATTGGTTATATCGGTTATGATGCAACAGACATTGTTCTAGACAGTGGTCAAGCCTTAGTAGACGATACAGATGCTGGATCAGCTCGAGGCGATGATTTGCATCTTGGAAAGATCACTTATTACATAAATGATTTTAATCTTAGATCGTATCTGATTGCAAAGGGTAAAAGTCCAGATACAGAACCACAAATTGTTAATATATATGTTGGTGAGAAAGATGAAAATACAAAGTATTTTGTGTTTGGTTCTACTGTATCTGGCACGCCAGCCATTGATCTTACAATGAGTGCTGTTACAGCAAACGTGTCTGGATCTACACAACAAAGTATTAAACATCTTGTTAGGATTTTAACTTATTCAACAGGATATGTTGTTGGTAAAGGTGGTAATGGTGGTGATGCTAACCTTGCATCGAGAGGGATAGGTAATGATGGAATAACCGGATCTGACGCAATTAAATCTTGTGCTAACGTTGAGTTGTTTATTGAGAATTATGGAATAATTGGTGGCGGTGGTGGTGGTGGTGGTGCTTCTGGTATTACTGATCCATACAGTTCAGCTGCTGGTGTATTCTCAAAAACCTACTTAGGTCATACTTATCATGGTGCGACTACGAGTTTTGAAAAAGAATATACAAAGACCTGGGATA